TTTAACAGTTACACCCTGTTGTAAGTTCTTTAATGCACCGCCAGCAAAGTCTTTTGCCTGGAACTGAACAACAGTATTAGCTTTTGTTCCAGAAGGAATTACACCGATAGTTATATCTGTGTATTCTGTATCGTTCTTACCGAATCCATCGTAATTACCAGATCCATCATGGAGACCGATAATACCAGTAGGATTATGAAGAAGATTAGACTGATAGTTCTGGAATATTGTATTTCCATCTGTGTAGCCAGGATCATAAGGATAACCTTCATCTGAAGGAAGATTAGAAGCGCCAGAACGATTAAGGAACATATCGTCTTCTGTCTTGTACTGCTCTTCCCAAAGCATCCATTTAAGCCATCCTGTAGGCTCTGCATTAAGATCAGAAGCAAGAACTTGACCAACTATAAGCTCTGGAGCATCAGTTCCAGAAACCCACTTTGTTAAACGTCCAGATGGTGTAGCCTTAAGATAATCACCATTCTGACATTCACCAATAACAGCGCCCCAAGGCATTCTGTTATCTATTGATATTGCCTGTTCCTCTGCAAGAACACCAGCTTTTGTAAAGTTAGTATTTGCAGTAAATCCAGGCATATAAGGAAGTTCTACATAGTCAAGAGTAATTACTGAAGGCTGATTTCCACCGAAACGATCCATCTGGAACCAATCCTTAGTAAAGTTATAAGGTGCCATACCAATAGTATTTCCATTGGTAGCGAGACCAGGAAGTGTGATAGTAGCGAGATACTTCTTAGATACGAAATCTTTTACAGAAGGAGCTACACCTACCATACGTCCTTTTGGAATAACAACCTCGTCCATTCCAGGACCGCCATACTGATAATTAAACAGCACACCATCCTTAAAGACACCACTCATGTCAGCATCTTTGAACGTAGGGTCAAGTAACCACTTTTCGGCTGGAGACATATGGCCAGAACGAACTAAAGCGGTATTAGAACGAGAGCCTTGTTGGTTTTGATAACCTCTAAATAAAGCCATTAAAGTTTCCTCCTTTGAATTATTTGAACAACCTTTCAACTATTTTCTGAGCAGCGTCATCAACTGTTACTATTTGGTTGTCGTTTGTATCAGTATCAGCATTATTGCTGTTACTATCTTTTGGTTCTGTAGCAAGAGTAGGATTAGCTACATTTGCTAATGTTCTAGGAGCTTTGACGATGCTATCTTGCATAGTCTTAAGTTCCTTCATAGATTTGATCATTAAAGAATCTTTTCTTTCTTTTTTAGCATCTTCTGAATCAAAATGCTCTGCTGACATTATATTATCAACAACGAATTCTTTATTTGCAGTAGCAAGAGTAATGCAACGCTGTTTATAACTTTCTGTTTCTTTCTTAGCGTCTTCAATGCTCTTTGTAAGAGTCTGTACTTGTGATTGAGAATCGATCAATTCGTTCTGCAAAGATTCTATTCTTTCATTGGCATCTTTCAGCTGTTGCTCAAGATTAGCTATTTGAGAATCAGAACCCTCTTCTTTAGGCTTCTCTTCACCTTCTTCAGACTGCTCACCTTCTTCTCCAGATTCGCCTTGCTCTTCTTGCTGACCATCTTCAGGTTTTTCTTCTGAATTATCTTCAGGAGTCTCTTCCTGTTGTCCTTCTTTAGGATCTTCAGAACCAGTGGATGGTTCTTCTTTTCCTTGGTCTTCAATAGGAGCTTGTTGTTCTGGAGTTTGAGAACCTAATGTTTGATCAATGATATTATCAACATTAGTTTCCTGTGAATCAGATCCACCCATTGAATTTTCCTCCTTATTATTATCATTTTGTGTATCTTTGTCCGTTAGGACTGTAACTTTCATTATCTGAGCAAAATCATCAGCTGGATTATTTACTATTGATACTTCGTGATATTCAATATCTCTAGCACCCCAGTAACAAATTTGATCTTTATAAGTTTCTCCACGCCAATGGCCGCAGAAATGAAATTTACCATCTTTAAGAATAGTTTTACCACATATATTACATGTTACAGTTCCCATTGAACCGCCAATGCTTACTGTACCATATCTTCCATCAATAAATTTTGGAATGGCATCTTGATCTGTAATGTGAGTTTTTAAATGAATAGCAGAACGTTCATCTGTAAGTTCAGATGGACCAGCATAAGATTGTGTTATTCTTCCAATAGGTTCACAATAATCATCATGATTTTTAAGAACCGGTTTATGGAATGGATTCATGAATGATTCAGAATCCTTTTCCATACTATCTTCATAATAAATACAATAGTTATGATTCTTACCAGAATGAGTAGCCTCCATGTCAACATCAAGAGCTACTACATTAGAATTTCCATTTTTAATATCATTCAGTAATTTAGTAGAATCTAAAGCGTTTCCTTTCGAATCAACTATTTGAATATTATGTTCAAAATTGATTCTATTTTTTATTGCACTGTCTTTTATACTAGTAGAAGTTTCGGAATCGCCATTTATATCACATATTTTAGAGATATTAACGTCAATCGATTTTCCATTAGCATCTTTTACGGTCTGTATAATATCAGCCATAAATGTAACATCTCCTTTCATTTATTCTACTAAATATTTTACTAATAAGTCTTTAAATATGTCAATTCTAGTGTTTATAACGTCTATGATATTGTTAGGATTATAAATATCATAACCAACTAAATCATTATGAATTCCATCTGTCATTTCTGCTGATAATTTAAGAACTTTATTTTCTATACGTTTAGTATTTGCTTTATCTTGAGAAACTATATATATTATTTGTTTTAACTGTTCAGAAATCTTACTAACAATTACTGATTGTAATATTTCTGAATTATTGTTACAACATTTTTTTAAATATAAATCAATGGAATCCTGCATTTCATCTATACAATCTTTTACAAGACCTATAGAAACTGGATCGATGCTATCTTTTTTACTTGATGATGATGATTTTTTACCACCACCATTTTTCTGTTTATTATTGGTTTCTTTATTTCCATTTTCAGAAGATGTCGAACCAGCGACTTGAACATCAAGTTCTGCTTGTAATCTAAGAGTTTCTCTAGTAACAAGTTCAACGAACATTTTTTCTCTATCGCCATCTGGTACAGGATCCATACCTATTTCTTCTCTCATTTCGTCTTCTGTTATAGCTGAATGTTCGTATTTATATATAGCATGAACTTGTTTCTTTATCTCAACATCTACATCATTATCGTTAAATTTAAATTCTACTGCTTGGTCTGGATTAAGAACTGGATCATATCCACCTTCCATTAATAATTCTTTAATTATAAATTCATTAAAGAAAGTTTCTATGATTCTTTGTATAGCTCTTATCCTATCAGCCATTTCTGATGTCATATTGTCACCAGTAGAACGATTGGCTGTATTTCCTCTACCAAACATTATTTCTGGAATACCAAGACCAGAAAATACTCTTGATTCCATATATCTAAGATAAGGCTCTGCATCTATTACCTTATCTGATGCTATAGGCTTGATATTTACTCTTTCAGTAGTAATTATCATAGCCTCTACATCCATATCTTCTACGGAATCTTGAAGATCGGTTACTTCTTTATCTGTTCCAGTAGCCTCTTCTGTTCCAACTTGAACATGATAGAAAGGATATATATTTCTATACATCATTTTGAGTACATTTTCTTCAGCTCTTCTTAATGCTTTTATATCTGCCATTACAGGAACTAAGAAACTAGTGCCATAAGCATTACCTTTTTCTCTTTTATAATAAAAATGTACTACATCTTCTGGAGCAAATTGTTGTTTACCTTTATCTGTTTCCTGTTGCCATTGTGTTACTTTACCATAATCATCTCTTATGCATTTTGTTACAGTTGCATTAGCACAAAAATATCCAGCAACAGGATCTTTTCCATATAAACCTTGTATATTGACTCCTTGAGGAAAAGCATTAACATCATTAGTTCTTGCTTTTACTACCATACAGTTTCCGTATTTTACTACGTCTTCTGCAATATCCATTAATAATTGGCTAGTTGGAGTAGAGGTAGCTTCTGCAATAAAAGCAAGTCTTTGTTTAAGATAATCAACTATATTTGTATCAGTGCCATAAAACTGATAACCTTCTTTGAATATTTGGTCTACGTATTTGTCTACACCCTGTCTGATATAGGAATCTTTATTATATGCATCTTGTAATTCTACTAAATCAAAATTAGGGTCTTCATAATCAGTATCAGAGTTGTCTTTATATACTACTCTTCCAAGAATTTCGCTTGCAAGTTCTCTTCCAGTTGCTCCACCTGAACTACCAGATGCATCTTGAGGAAGTAACTCTTTAAAAAAGCGTTTTGCGAAAAACAATTTAAATTTGTTCATAATTTCCGCCTTTTAATCATTCATAATTATAATATACAAATAAATGTTAACTATTGCTACTTGTTGATCTGAAAAGTTTTTGTAAATCATACTTTTGTTTCTCAAGTATTGTCACTTTTTCAAGATAATTCTGGTTATAAAGTAACACTTTTGCAACGTTTTTTATTGCATTGTTTAATTCATTAGAATATTCTTGTGTCTTTCTTGCTAAAAGCTTAGAATTTGGATTTTGCCTGTATAAAGTATACAGATCGTTTAATTGTTTTCTTTTTTCATAGTAATTGTACATGGATTTTTGAATAAGTTCTAGATTTTCGTTCCTCATATAACCTCTTGAACGTAAATCTAACTGTTTTTCAATATCATCAAACAGTTTTTTGACAATATCCATGTCATTTACTGTAGCTTGTGACTCATCATGACTATCAATGACTTTTGTGACCTTGATTGCACTCTTATTGTCTTGATACGTACACATTGACACTGTTTTATTGAGAATTCCATCAAAAGATAAGGTTAAATAGTTAATTCCGGTGTTTTTACCCTGTCTTTCCCTTAATTTCATGTCAGAAACATAAGAAATATCGTAATTTCTAGCTTCTTCTAGTGAAATATTTGGATTATTATAGTAAATTTGCTTAAAAACTGTGTTTAAAACGCTTAATTTGTTCTCAATAAAGGTCAATTTGTTTAATAAACTAGGAATAACACTACCGTAAAGGCTGTTATATCGCTCTTCAAACTCGTTTGAAAACGATTCGTTACCAGTATTTTCAGCTTCAACCAGTTTATTTATGTCATTATATGGATTATATAATGTTCCTGGCCTTGCATTATTAAGAATTATCTCTGTATCTGATATATTAGAATCAGATTTATAAAAAGGATTAAGAAAAACAGCTTGATCCTCGTTAAATTTCTGAGCAAGGTTAGATTTCAACCTATTTATATTCTTTAATACGTTACTAATATCAGATAATACATTAGAAGGAGTATTTTCAGCGAATCCATTTAGTGTTCTTGAATATAAGGTAGTGTCTTTTTCTGGATCATAATTTATATTTTCTTGAGAAGTAATAGCTTTTCCTGTTGCAGTTCTTTGCTTCTCATACTTTAATGTCGGTTGATAACCAATTATGTTGCCATCACTATTTAATTGACTTAATATTTTTTCATCCGACATTAAAAACTCCTATTAAATTCAGAGGGATATGATCCTCTTCTACTATTTTGTGAAGCTGAAACTATGCCTCTTCTTCCTTTTCTACTAACAAACTTTACAGGAATAACATCATCATCTATTATTTTTTCACTTATATTTCTATTTTCTACTCCAAGGTCTCTTTTATCAAGAGTGCTTTCTATGAAAGCTATTTTACTAGAGTATACTTTTTTAAGTAGTTTATCATATTTCTGTGCAAATATAAGGAAAGCAAGGTTCATAGCATCAAGAGCATGTTCATTTTCACTAGTATATGTAGGTAAACCAGATGAACTAAATGATTTTACTCTGTATTCTTCTAATTCAGTTATAAGATACTTATCAGAAGGATCTAATGCTATTTTTCCTTTTTCAAATATGTTTACAGAGTTATTAACCATGAATGGTTTCATGTGTTTTTCGTCTTTTTTACGAGTATATGGGTCAATAACTTCTATTTTTTGAGAGAATTGGTAACCAACTACCTTATCTGCAAGACCAGATTCTGGATGCTGTTCACCATATTTATGGAACAACTCTAATTGAGTTTCTCCATATCCTCTATCTATAGCTATCCAATCAAATTGATATTCTGCATTAAGCTCTATAACTTTATTCATAGCATTTACATAAGTAAATTCTGAACGAGCTATTTCTATTCTAAATAGAACTTTAAATGCAGATGAAAATGCACCATTTTCATTAGATCTATAGAATCTATCATATTCTATACATACCATATTGGTTGCATTTGCATATTTATCCCAGTCAATACCAAGTATTCTAATGTTAATTCCTTTGGTTTTTCTAAGATATTGTTCTCTTTCTTCTTTAGGCCATTTAGTAATATACTTATGACCAATACGTTTACCTTCTGAAATAGCATATTGAATAAATTGTTTTTGATATACACCAAGTTCTTCTTCACCAAATTCAGCAAGAACTTCTTGTGCATATCTCATTTCAGACAATTCATCTCTTATATCTTCAAGATAAGTCTGATTTGTGTCTGGATTTATCTTTA